ATTGAAGGTCTGCAGTTATTAAAACTTTTAAACGTTTAAACATTTAAATGTCCAAAGTTTTATTCGCGCCGCAAGGCAACCCTCGGGGGCGACCGAGGAACGGAAAGCTGTCCGTTAATAACGCCACAGAGCCCACTGTACAAAGCAACGCTGGTCCGGTTTCGACATCGGGCCATGTGCGCCCAGCAAATTTATTTGCTGCGGCGTTGGATTGGGACCGGCTTCCAGATAAAGCGGTCTTAGCCAAGCTTGGCATCACGTCTGATGGAAGTTCTTATGTTGTTCGTGGGTATGGTCGAATTCCTTTCCCAGCCCCGAACCATGACTTCCGTCGTGAATCCCTAGGTTCTTACCTACGTGACAAGTTCGCAGTTGAGGTTCCGGCCAAAAGAGTAGCTAGACCATCAACACGACCTGTCGTGGTTTCATACCCAGAAGTCGTTTTTGACTTATGGGAAGATTTAGTGGTGTCAAGTCCGAAAATACAACATGGTCATGCCGTGCGTAGTTCACAACGTGCTAACCTTGTTGGGTCTATGGTTGCGTCCGTAGACACGGTGACTCCAAGCGTCACCGAAACAGCAGTCGTCTCGATAGTGAATTCTCACTCTGATCTAGAAGAAACGGCTATGAAGTACATTGAGCGATTCGGAGATCCCGGTCGTCAATCGAACTCCATATGCCCGCCTATCAGTGTGATGGATGTCGGGGCGAGCTCTGGGGGTATTGGCCGACAGGTTCTCCGGTTTTCGGATCCTGCCAAGTACCCACACATCGGGCAAGTTAATTGCCTGTGTCCGATCATGTCTAACTCGGATATCATAAATCACTCGCATATAGTCAAGATTGACTATAATGGCACTAAGTGGGATACTTATGCCACGCGGGTGTTTGGGTGTGAACACCGTCTTGCTGATTGCGATTGTTATGATCGCTCGCAACGCTCTGTTTACTTTTCCCGGCATTCTATATATTATTGGAATGCTTATGATTTCGATGCTATACCAGTCGGTAGTCGTGTTATGGTCATTGCTTCGGTTTTTATCGGTAATGCAGGGGTCATACGCGGCATGTCGTGGGAAAGGCAGGCGGACGGAGAAATCCTGTCGTGGCCGACCAACGGTTTAGGTGTTTCCTATAGGCACAAGGACGTTACTAACGAACTTAAGGCTGGGAAATTCTCCTGGACGATAGATGGCGTCACCAAGTCATTGGTGGGTAAGGCAATTGCGCGTGAAGGGGATATTTTTTTGTATGAATTTATCTGTACCAACAGGCAATTTGAAAGTATTGTCCGAACTCCAGTTCGAGAGGCCGATCCGTCGGTAAGTCTCGCTAGGTCAGTTCCCGATGCTTTGCCAGTCGTGAGTTCCACTCCGACGCCCCCCAAGGTTGATCGCAATTCTTACGAAGCTTCCATCGAACGGCAAGCGAGGACTATCCACCCGGACATGACTCGCATTCAACGTTCTGATGCTTTTCGTAAGGCTATCGGTTCAGTAGCACAAATGCACCCCGGTTGTGGGGAAGAGAAATACACCGAAGATCTGGAAAGGTGCGTGTCTAAACAACACAAAATAGCGAGTGAGATCGAGAAATCACAGTGGAGTAACGAAGCCGAAAGATTCGGCTATCGTTTAGCTAAAGAAGGTAAGAAACTCCCCTCTTACCCATGGCTTAATGGCAAGATTACGTCTGCTATTACTACTGCTGTTGCTGCCGTTGGAGCTTATGTTGCGATAGAACATGAGCGTCCGAGTGCTGGCATATTGGTCGCCCCGTTTGTGTTTGCTTCAGTGTTTAATGTAGTTACGAGGTTTGCGCCTCTCACGCGCAGTCAGAAATCCTGGCACGCGATGAAAAGTAGCTATGACACTGTAGACCCGCTTGTCGGCTGAAGCCACTCGCCCGTGGCTAGTGTTGTGAAATCGGCAATCGTTTTGCCTACTAATGAACATGGTTTGGTAATCACCGAAAATTGTTTCGCCCTCGAATTAGAGCCGGGTTTCCACCCATTTAATGGCACCCTTGACACTGTTTGTGTTAAGCAAGGTGATAAGACATTATTGGGTGATAATGCAAAAATATTGATTGAGCCCAATATTCTTTGCTGGAAAACTGGTGAAAGAGGTCCGAAACTTTTTGGAGTAGCTGGCGGATTTTGCGCTAGTGTCAAGAGATGTATGTGTAGTGCGCACAATGCTCTCTGTAATCGACACGGTGTAAAACAGCCGCAGGCTACGTCTGATTTCGGTCCATTCTACAAGTTTCTCGATGATATTAGAGATGATGTCATCGTTGAGTACGAAAAACAAACGTACCATTGGTATCACAATTGGATCGGTAAATGGCCCACTGGCAAAGTGGTTGCCATACTCCGAGACCTAGTGAATGCTAAGTACGCGCCCAATAGGGTTACATCGCACGTTAAGTTTGAACTTTATTCGAAAATGCCTACAAAGGCACGGCTGATTCAAGCCTATTCGAATTTTGTTGCACAAGCGTATGCTGGACCCGAATGCACCGCACTCCAAAAGGCTTATGCCAAGGTTTTGTACATGAAAGTGTCAGGTAAACATGATATATCTGTCACGTTTGCTTCAGGTATGAACCCTCAGTCGCTTGGCCATTGGATGCAGGATGTTTATTGTCGGCGGGGAAAAGTTTGGTTTTACGAACGGGATGGGAAATCCTGGGATGCAACAATGCAAAGACTTCATCATCGTCTTAAAATGCACGCTTATTCATTTGCTGAACCTATTTTTAAGGAGGTAATTGAAAGTGGTTTTAAGGTTATTGGTGATGTTTCTTTCCGTGGTGGTGGGCCGCATTCTTTTATGCGTTATGAGCTCACTGGTACCACGAAATCAGGTCATAATGACACTACGCTTGGTAATTCCATTGTAAATGCAGGTATAGCTTATGAAGCTATGGTTGCTTGTGGTTTGAGCGGTGACATCATTGTAGCCGGTGATGATTTATTGATTGCTATCACTAGTGATTTTGACGTTGAGCGTTTGGCTGAATCTGAGCGGTCTTTTGGTATTATGCCTGAATATAGAAAATTCAGTTCATACAAAAGTACATCGTTCATATCAGGGTTTTGGATGCGTAAAGATTATGAAGGAGGTTTCATGTTTTTACCCAAACCTGGTAGACAGATTGCAAAGCTTTTCTGGTCCGTTAATCACCCAAGCCCGAATAAAGTCGATGACTATTTGCACAGCATAGTCACGGGTCTCAAGCCCACTATTGGAGAATTGCCCGTGATGGGGGCTTTTCTCGCGTCACATGACCGTGTTGGTAAAATTATCGACATTGGTAGGAAATTTTATATTTTCCGAGATGCGCCAAAAGTGGAGTTTGATGCCAGAGTAGTTATGGAAGATTTCTGTGAAAGATACAATACTAATGAAACAGAAATCAAATCCCTGGAATCAATCTTATATCAACTGGCTGGTAATTCAGGAATCTTGCGTAATGATTTATTTCAACGCATGATGGAGGTTGATACGTGCGACATAGAGTGCCGTGCGGATTTGATGTGAGCTTGGGCAACTCACTAACCAGGTGCCCTCCACGTTTATAGCTGGATATAAACACAATGACTGATCATACTGATTCAGAAAGACATCTTGCGGAGATTCACCGCAAGTTAGAACATTTGGGCTTGACCCCTCTGGCCAGAGATTGGCTAATCAAAGCACTACATCCTGCTGCAACCCATGAGTGTCCCGGCATACCTGACCCGTATGAGGGACAACTTGTCACACCTGATTTTAAGGACTCTAAAGTTATTGGAGCTCCTGGTGGTGTTACAGGCGATTGGGATTTGCTGGTTGTACAAGTGCCTGGAGATAATATTGGTTTTGCGTACGCTTCTGGGCCCGCAGGAACCGATTTTACTCTCCCAATAGCCTCTCTCCCGGCTAATATAGGGATCGGGTGTACTATAAACCAACAAACTGTTGTTGGCTCCCAACCCGTTGGAGTCGTAGAGGTAGGCCTTACTGGCGCTACCCTATTGGTTCCCGTACTAGAGCAGGCGTCATCCCCTTGGGCATGGAGGAGACGTTATTCTGGACTGACATGTTATATGACAGCCAGTGCTCTAAACGATCAAGGCACTGTCTTTGCTTCTTCGTTCGCGACACCGAAAGTTAAATGTGGTCCAACTGTCATAGGAACAGCTGGATCCAATTATGCGGTGCAAGCATCTGATACTGCTTTGGCTTATGTTAGGCCTCATGCATGGAGCGTGCCACTTGATGAGACTTCTCTTCAATTGGCATCGCCCAAACCATATGTAGCACCCGCTCGTCACGGGGTATACATACCGGCACGCTTCATGGGGTTTGACATGACAGAAACATCTTTCGTTAAGACTGGGCAAGTGGTGTTCACCAGTGCTAACGAGATTGCTTCTGTTTTGCCATCTTCGATCAATTTGAGGGACGCGTATCCGTGTACGGCAGTAGTCGAGCTGAGTAATAAAGGTGGTCAAATTGCTTGGCCATCACTCGCTTATGGCACACCGGCCACGCGCGTGGGAGGTATCACCCAGTCAGACACTAACCACTCTGACATGACTGTCCAAGTTGCTATTTTCCGTGGTTTGGCCAATTCGGCTCAAATAACTGTTCGCAGTTATTTTGGGTTGGAGGTCACCACCACGGCAAATTCTTCGCAACGGCAGTTTGCCAAACCTGCACCGCCATTCAGTGATTTGGCTCTACGCACATACTCTGCTGTATTGCATGAGATGGCGTATTGCTATCCTGCATCCTACAATTCGTGGGGTGATTTATTGGCAGTGATTCATAAGGTTGCGGCTGTCCTTTACCCATTTGCTCGACCTTTACTAGGGTCAGTGCCTGTGGTTGGAGGCTTACTTCAATCTGCTGGTGATGCGTTCCTTAGGCCGCATCCTAGCATGTCGGAAGTTCAACGGGTTAGCACATCTGACCCGCGTCCACTTCCTAAGCCACCCATGGTGGGTCGGCCACCGGCTAGCAAAATGAGCAAAATTTGCCCACAATGCAAGGCTGGTGTGCCACACCGACACAAGGCGGCAGCCATTACATCATTGCGCCGTAAAAAGCGTTAATCTTTCAAACAGCTTTCTTTGAATAGGGGGGTAATCCTATTCAAGCGCGGGGGGGTAATCTCGCGTATAGAACTAC